TCATAGAATCTATCCTTTATAAGTACAACGGCCTTTCAGGCCGTTCGGGAGCGCGAAGCGCGACCATCCAAACCAACCATTTTGTAAATAACTTCGAAGGGTTACTAACAACTAAAAAATTGATGATATTTTGTAAACATAAGCAAAAGATATCTGAAACAAATAAGCAATAATAAAATGTCAATCGTAATAGATACAAAGCTCACAGTCCCAGTAACAGAAGAGCAATCGGAAGCATTTGCAAGATGGGCGAAATCGCTGTACGGTAACTACCGAGAATACAACGAAGCCCTGAAAAGCACAACCAGAATAGATGAGTTCATAAGAGCAAATCTATTGCCAACCGAAATGAAACAAGTCTGGGATGAGTCTGAGTTATATGTGAGATCGAGAAGCAATGAACCGCACGTGAAAGAGTGCAAATTATACCGTCAACGTATAAACAAAAAGGTAAGTTACATGAAAGTAAAATTAGGTGAATACGCGTACAGATACGAAGTCCGAGCATACAGACAAGAAGAACAACAAAAAATACGACAACAACTAAGAGCGAGAAGAATAAACATTCTGATGCATGTCCACGGACTCGAAGAAGAATTGTACAATCGATTAGTAAACGATCCAGGACTTACGGAAGCCAATATGCACGAATACATAGAAAGAGTCCGCAATTCCCCCCTCAAAAAGTATAATGTGTCGTACAACAAAAAAGAAATATCGGAAGAATATGCGAATACTTGGATGAAAGATGATTGCTGTATCTGCATGGATAAACATACGATGAACTCGATAATCGAAGGTCCATGTGGTCACCAAATCGGTAAATATTGTTTTCAAGAATGGTCCAAGAAAGCGAAAGGCCATGTGAATTGTCCACTATGCCGTGGCGAATGCGATACAGTGAGCGAACTAGTATGTACATAAACAAAAATAGGAATAGTAAGGATCGTAGTCTATATTTATTAACCATTAAATAAAACCCTTTTTAATGATTAAGATTGTCTCAAATATTTATTTTTATACTGTATCCAAATGTGAAAATATTCTTTTTGAAGTATTACTTATGAAGAAATCAGTGATTTATTGCGAAACCAGTGACTTATCGAGAAATCAAGTAATTATATTGGTTGGAAGGGTTAATGACAAGGATCTTGGAAGGGTTAATGACAAGGATCTTGGAAGGGTTAATGATAAGGATCTTGGAAGGGTTAATGACAAGGATCTTGGAAGGGTTAATGATAAGGATCTTGGAAGGGTTAATGATAAGGATCTTGGAAGGGTTAATCTTATTTTTTACACATGCAAAAAATATGAAAAAATTTAAGTATAGATTTTACCATATACGTATTCTTCCGTGTGTTTGCAATGAGTTCCACATAATACGTCAATCCAATATTCACCAAAATTGTATCTAGGATATTTATGATGCAATAAATGGTGATTTCCAATTAACCAGGAATATCTATGGTCATGTCGAAGTAAACCTCTAACAATAATGATACTAAAAGAAATAACTAAAGTAACGGGCATAAAGCCGATAAAAAAACAAGGAACGATAAATCCAATAGGTTGTATAAGATTTTCAGCATAATGAGCAACATGAGTGGCAGCATAATCTAATTTATGATATGGAGTAGAATGATGAATATAGTGGATAATACCGTATAGGATAGGATCGTGTAAAATAATATGAGACACATAAAACCAGACATCATAACAAAAAATGTGCGAGATAATAAACAACATATAACCCTAAAATAGAGTTTTTTTTATATCTGTTTGAAATATATCTGGTCTATATATTTTTAAATATTTTACAAAGGTTAATACTATAACAAAGGATTAATCAACCATAAAAAATTGATGATTTTTTAAAGATCGTATGCAACTATATGTGAAATAATATAAGATAATAACCATGTCGATAGTAATGAATTCACGTGTAACAATACCAACCACCAGAGAACAAGAACAAGCATTCTCAATATGGGCTACAACCATGTACGGTAACTATGCTGCGTATCAAGCCGGTATAGCAACCACCACTGATGTAGATGAATATATTCGGGCATATCTGTTCACAGACGAGATGATCACTGCGTGGATCGAGTCAGACTCTTATGTAAGAATCCGAAGCGAAGATGAGCACGTGAAACGATGCAAGTTAAATCGCAAGAAACTGAACGATAAAGTAAGATATATGAGAACTAAATTAGGAAAAATAGCGTTTGCGGAAGAAATAAACCAAGAACGTCAATCCAGTCGAGTGGTACAAGACCATGCGAGAACAGAATCAAGAAATGTTGTACAAGAACGCTCTATTCGACAAATTATGGTTGAATTATATGGGGAACATGTACTACAACAAGTACAAAGACTAAACCCCAATGAACGATTACAAATAATAAGATACTTTGAAAGACTGCGACAAGCAGAAATCGAACGCAACCATAGAAGAGTAACCGTCCAATATACAAAAAAAGAACTAACCAAAATAGTAGCCGATGCACCGATGCAAGATGACTGTTGTATCTGTATGGATAGACATACGTTAAAAACAACCATTCAAGGACCATGTGGCCACATTATAGGAAAGAGCTGCTTTCAAGACTGGGCCAACAAGTGTCATCAGAATGTATCTTGCCCACTTTGTCGTGTGAATTGCAATGAAGTATTCGAGATAGTAGAATCAGTAGAAAGTAGTAATTAGATAAGCTCCATTAGTAGTAGTAATAATAGTAGTTTGTTTAACCTTCAAATAAAAATTTGTTTTATATTTTTTACACATCTGGACCTAAAAGCCCATTTTTTACAAATCCTTCAAGGGTTAATCGACCCCCATGCAATAAAAAATTGATACCTTCAATATATACACAATAAACCCTATAGTAAAAACAATGGATTTAACAATAACAAACAGTCGCCTTATTCCCATAACAGACCAACAACTAGAAGCGTTCAAATCATGGGCTGCTGAAAAGTATGCTAATTTCCATACCTATATAAATGCCTGTCGCAACCAAACCGCAGTCGATGTGTATATACGCGCCAATATATTAACAGAAGAAATGAAAGCCGTATTGTGCGAATCAGAACCCTTGATGGGAAACATAACCACAGATATTCACGAGAAACGCATGCAACTGTACCATAAAAGAATCATCAACAAAATCAACTACATGAAGATGAAATTAGGAGAGATGGTCTTTGCAGAAGAGATCCGCCAACTGAGAAGACAAATCGCCGAGGAAAGAATGCTTACCGGAATCCATTACATAATTCCATGGAGAACAAGTTTCGTCCAAACAAAAAACCTTCCAGAAAACGAGCATCTTATTTTGATGCAAGATGATTGTGCGATATGCTTGGAAAAACATCCGATGATACAAGTATCCGAAACCAGTTGCAAACATCAATTTGGGAAAGAGTGTATTGCAAAGTGGAAACCGAAATCGTGCCCAGTATGTCGAAGCAGAATATCGGAAGCCAATCCAATCTTTGAATACGTATAACCTATATCATATATAATTCATTTTTACATATGATACTGGATTCGTAATAAATGACTCATTTCTAGGCTACTATATAACTAAACCGACGGAAAACTAGGCTGTATAGCAATGCCACAAATACCTTTGTCGTTAGTAGAATCAGATCGCGCAATCTTAACGTATCCACTGTCTCCCCAAGATACACCCCAACTATTTTTCACCAAATAATAGTCGATACCATTTTCAGTACCGTAGCCGACAACCAGCACCCCGTGATGGAATTCATCGGCAGTCAGATCACTGAATTGATTGATCCCCATAGTAAAGGTTTGATTACAATCCGAGTTATGACGAGTAATGTTTCTGAGATTAGAACGGAAAATGCGGAAACGAGTATCTACTTCATGAAGATCATATTGCTTGTGAAATCGTTCTTGAAATATCTGAAATTGTCTCAAATCATCATCTTCTAAGGAGAAAGAAGATTGTCCTTGTATATAAACAAAAGATAAACAACAAGCAAATAAACAGAAAACAATGACCATTTCTTTTGATATATATAATTGCATTTATATAATTCAGAATAATTTATTGTAATAGTATATAAAAATGCTGAAAAAACTTATGCAAAATATGAACATTTACACGATTCTACTTTTTTTAGTAATACTAATAGTTTTGATGTTCTTGTGGATGAATTTTAATAATACATTTGAGACATTTGAAGTACAGGATACATCTGTTTTTGATATACCAAATATAAAAAATTGGAAATTCGATAATGCCAATACAACCCAAAAATGGAACAGTTGGTATCCATTGAAAGTAAATGATTACAAAAAGAGTTTCAATGATTTAGGATTTACCACGCCGAATTCCAAAATGACGATCGTATTCATGTTTCATTGCCAAGCAGGATTTAACCAATGGCGAAACATATTCCATTTCACAAACACAGGCGACAATTGTTGTAAAGAAGGAGATAGAGTACCTGCTATGTGGGTATTTCCAGACGGAACCAACAAATTTCATATCCGATTCTCCACGGAAACTGGTGGAAATGACGGTTATGATTCTGTAGTACGCCCCATGATACCAGAATTAGTCAGCTTAGTATTTGATGATGATACTTTTACATTGTATATAAACGATGCCATGGAACATACTGGTACATATAATAAGATTGTAAAACGAGAAGATGCATGTCAGTTTTATATCGGAGATCCATGGCATAGTGCAGATAATAATATTTTTATTAAAAACTTCACGTTGTATGATGGAGCCTTGACTGCAACGAATATACGTGATATATATAATAGTATGAGTAAAGGTAAGGATGGTGCAGTCGGTCCTGCTGGTCCAATCGGTCCGGCTGGTGCTATTGGTCCTGCCGGTCCCGCAGGCGCAGTTGGTCCCGCTGGTCAAATTGGTCCTGCCGGTCCCGCTGGTGCTATTGGTCCTGCTGGCGCTGTAGGTCCAATGGGTCCACAAGCACCAGCACCCACCCCAGTACCATCGTCATCTTCTAGCTTAAACTACAGTTCAACAAACGATAATCCATCCTATATA